GTTTCCCAGTCACGATCGCGCAGGTTTTAAAAAAAGCCCCGGTGGGATATTTTCAGAAACAATTTCCATAATACTTTAAGAAGCACATGTATATTTTTGCAGTTTGAAGGTTACTCTCCCCTGTTAAACTGATTTTTGGTATCGTGTGTTTCTTAAAGTATTATGGAAATATATAAAAACTAGTAATAAAGGGGAGATAAGTATTATGAAAGAGAGAGGTATAAGGCCTGGACTAACCCCAGAGTCTCGAGAAGACCAATTAGTGGCTCTCGCCATAAATTTAGCCGAAAAACAGATGGTAGAAGGTACAGCCTCATCACAAGTAATTAGTCATTTTTTAAAGATTGGTTCCACAAAAGAGCGAATTGAAAAAGAAATACTAAAAGAGCAAAAAGAATTAATACAAGCTAAGACAGAAGCATTGAAATCAGAGAAAAGAGTCGAGGAATTATACAGTGAAGCTCTTAACGCAATGAGACGATATGCTGGTCAAATGTCTAGTGATGGGGACGATGATGAAGAAGACTTTTAGTGAATTAAGCCGATTAGAAACTTTTGAAGAACGTCTTGAATATTTATATATTGGTGACAAAATTGGTCGAGAAACCTTTGGAAACTCCAGATGGCTTAACCAAAAATTATACACCTCTTACAAATGGAAGAAAGTAAGAAGTGCTGTTATAGCAAGGGACCTTGGTTGTGATTTGGGAATTGATGGATGTTATTTGTCAATGAAGAATGTTTTAGTACATCACATAAATCCTATCACGGAACAAGACATTATCGATTGTAATCCATGTTTATTTAGTATGGACAATCTTATAACAGTATCTTTAGAAAGTCATAACTATATACATTACGGTACTAAACAGCAATCGCTTCCAATGGAACGTACTAAAAATGATACATGTCCTTGGAAGAAATAGGAGGTGACAAATGAATAACATATTACAGACTATAAAGAAAATGGTTGGTATAGCTAAGTTGGATGATGCATTCGACACTGATTTAATACTACTCACAAATTCAGTAATAGCGTTGCTATCTCAATTAGGGTTACAAGAAGCTGATAAAACTCCAGTAATAGACGAGACTACAACATGGGACGAGTTCCTAAATGGTAGAAGCGACTGCGAAATGGTTAAAACTTTTATTGGATTAAAGGTTAGACTCATATTCGACCCTCCGGCTAGTTCAGCGGCATTACAATCACTAAATAGTATACTAGCTGAACAGGAGTGGCGTATATGTAACCTTAATACTAATAAGGGGGTGATAAACGATGAACAATGATTGTCTAATTCATTACGGCGTTTTAGGTATGCGTTGGGGTGTTAGAAGGCGTTCTGTTGTGGTTCCTAGTAAATCCAGCTCAGGAAGTTCTAAAAATCAAAATAGACGAATGAGTAATAAGGAATTAACAGCTAGAGTTAAAAGACTTAAACTTGAACAAGAATATATCAAACTTACAACACCTGAACAAAAAGCTACCAAATCAAAAATAGAAAAATTTGTATCTACAATGGATACAGTTGCCAAATTATCTGGCACAGCAAATACTATTTATAAAAATCTAAACGACATGGGAGTTTTAGACAGAAGGAGGTCTTAATACAATGTTATCAAACACTGCTACTCCTAAGTACTATGGTCTTTTCAGAGACGCTGTTATACGTGGAGAAATACCTGTGAATAAAGAAATCGCAATGGAAATGAATAGAATAGATGATCTAATAGATAACCCTGGTGTTTACTATGATAGTGATGCGATTGATGGTTTCATAGAATATTGCGAAAGAGAAATGACACTTACGGATGGTAGTGAATTACATTTATTAGACTCTTTCAAACTATGGGCTGAATCAGCACTCTCATGGTTCTACTTTGTGGAGCGTAGCGTATATATACCAAATCCAGATGGTCATGGAGGTAGGTACAAACTACGAAAAGTTAAAAAACGTTTAATAAATAAACAATATCTGATAGTCGCTAGAGGAGCTGCTAAATCAGTTTATGCTGAGCTGATTCAGAGTTACTTTCTAAACATCGATACTTCAACAACTCATCAGATAACTACCGCTCCAACAATGAAACAAGCTGAAGAGGTTATGGCACCTTTTAGAACTGCTATAACTGTTGCTAGAGGACCTTTGTTTAAATTCTTAACTGAAGGTTCATTACAGAATACTACTGGCTCAAAAGCTAAACGAGCTAAGTTAGTATCAACTAAAAAGGGTATTGAGAACTTTTTAACAGGTTCTTTACTAGAAGTTAGACCTATGAACATATCTAAATTACAGGGTCTTAGATGTAAGATAGCGACAATCGATGAATGGTTGTCAGGGGAAACTAGAGAAGACGTTATAGGGGCTATAGAACAAGGTGCTTCTAAGTTGGACGATTATTTAATAGTTGCTATTAGTTCAGAAGGTACTGTCCGTAATGGGATAGGTGATACAATCAAAATGGAGTTATTAGATATACTAAAGGGTGAGTATATCAACCCTCATGTATCTATTTGGTATTATAAATTAGATAATATAGAAGAAGTCAATAACCCAGAAATGTGGGTTAAAGCTCAACCTAATCTAGGTAAGACCGTAACTTACGAAGTTTATCAACAAGATGTAGAAAGAGCTGAAAAAGCTCCTGCTGCAAGGAACGATATACTAGCAAAGCGTTTCGGAATTCCTATGGAAGGTTACACATATTTCTTCTCTTACGAAGAAACAATACCACATAAGAAAAGAGAATATTGGCAAATGCCTTGTGCTCTTGGTGGGGATTTATCTAGGGGTGATGACTTCTGCTCGTTTGTGTTCCTATTCCCATTGAGTGATTCAACATTTGGGATTAAGTCAAGGTCGTATATTTCGTCATTGACTTATAACAAACTTCCACAAGCTCTGTATTATAAATATCAAGAGTTTATAAAAGAAGGTAGTTTAATAGTTTTAGAAGGTTCTATTTTAGATATGATTGACGTTTATGATGATTTATATGCTTATATAGAAGGCGCTCAATATGATGTTGTATCATTTGGGTATGACCCATATAACGCAAAAGAGTTTGTTGAACGTTGGTGTACTGAACATGGACCTTTCGGAGTTGAAAAAGTAATACAAGGTGCTCAAACTGAGTCGGTACCGTTAGGTGAACTAAAGAAGTTATCAGAAGAAAGATTATTATTGTTTGATGAAAGTATAATGTCTTTTGCTATGGGTAATGCAATAACTTTAGAAGACACCAATGGTAATAGAAAATTACTTAAACAAAGAAAAGACCAAAAGATTGACCCTGTAGCAGCTCTTATGGATGCATTTATAAGTTATAAGAGAAATAGGGATTCGTTTGAATAGGAGGTGATTAAGTGAATCCATTGCAATCCTTAAAACATGCTTGGAATCTGTTCGCATATGATGAAAATCCTAAGCGAAGGTCTCCAACACAATATACTAGTAGCTCTTATTATAATCCTAATAGAGTTAAGTTTAGTAGGGGTAACGAAAGAACTGTCGTCACATCAGTATATAATCGTATTTCAATGGACGCCTCTGCAATAGACATACGTCATATCAAAATAGATGACAATAATCGATTTAAAGAGTACGTTAATTCTGGATTAGACAATTGTTTATCAGTAGAAGCTAACATAGACCAAACCGGTCGTAACTTTATACAGGACATTGTAACATCTATGTTGGATGAAGGATGTGTTGCCGTAGTACCAGTTGATACTACTTTAGACCCGACCTTAACCGGCGGATACGACATCAACACTATGCGAACTGGTAGAATAACTCAATGGTTTCCTGACCGAGTTAGAGTAGAGGTATACAATGATGCTACTGGTCTTAAACAGGAAGTAACTCTTTCTAAAAGCACTGTTGCTATAATTGAAAATCCTCTATATTCAGTAATGAACGAACCTAACTCGACTATGCAAAGACTTATACGAAAGTTAAGTTTAATGGATAATGTTGATGAGGAAGCTAGTTCAGGTAACTTGGATTTAATAATTCAATTACCGTATGCTGTAAAAACAGAGGCTAAAAAAGCCCAAGCTCAAGAAAGACGAAAAGAAATTGAAGACCAACTTAATGGTAATAAATTTGGAGTAGCGTATATAGATGGTACTGAACAAGTAACGCAACTTAATAGACCTATCGAGAACAACTTAATGAAACAAGTTGAATACCTTACAAACTTATTATACTCTCAATTAGGTATAACTCAATCTATCATGGATGGAACCGCGGATGCTAACACCATGAATAACTATTATAATAGAATTATAGAACCGATAATGGCTGCTATTACGAAAGAGTTCCACAGAAAGTTTCTTACTAAAACCGCTAGAACTCAAAAGCAAGCTGTGGCTTACTTCAGAGACCCGTTTAAGTTAATTCCGGTTTCTGACATATCTGAAATAGCAGATAAATTTACAAGAAACGAAATTATGTCTTCAAATGAAGTTAGACAGCTAATCGGAATGAAGCCATCTTCCGACCCAGCTGCAGATGAACTTAGAAACAAAAACCTAAGTCAATCATCCGAAACGCTAGCAACTAAAAAAGGCGCAGTCGACGAAAATATTCAAAATGATAAGGAGGAAAAAGACTATGAATAATTACGACTTTGGAGGTTGGGCTACTAAATACGAAATTCAATGTTCTGATGGTAGAACCATACACAAAGACGCTTTTAAACATTGTGATGGTCAACAAATACCATTAGTATGGAATCACAATCATCAAGGGCCTGATGGTGTAATTGGTAAGGCTATTTTAAAACATGCTGATGTAGGTGTTTACGCATATTGCGAATTCAATGATACTGATACTGCTAGAACTGCTAAGAACTTGGTAGTTCATGGTGACATAAACTCACTTTCAATTTACGCAAATAAACTTAAACAAGATGGTGGAAAAGTATTACACGGTGAAATTAGAGAACTTAGCTTAGTGTTAGCAGGAGCTAATCCGGGAGCTAGCATTCAAGAGGTACTAGTTCATGGAGAAGAAGATTCCGAATCCGCAATAATATACTCAGAGCCTGACGATATAGAATTATGTCATTCTGATGAAAATGTCGATAAGAAAGAAAAGACAGTAGCTGATATATATAACTCTATGTCCGAAGAACAAAAGGAAGTTGTGGCTATTATAGCTGACCAATTAATCAATGAAAAAGATAATGATAATGATAATGATAATGATAATGTAGAAGACGAGGAGGAAAACGATATGAAACATAACGTATTTGACCAAAATAATAAAGGTGACGAATTAAAACATTCAGAATTTTTAGCAGCTAGCATTAGAGATGCTAAGAAATATGGTAGCTTAAAAGAATCATTTATGAAACATGCTGCTGGCTATGGTATAGAAAACATTGGTGAATTATTCCCATACGAACACAATACTGACTCTGCACCATTAATGATTGATAGAGACCAAACATGGGTTGCTAAATTCTTCAACGCAACTAGAAAGTCGCCATTCTCAAGATTAAAAACAATGTATGCTGATATAACTGCTGACGAAGCGAGAGCTAAGGGTTATATTAAGGGTAAAGAAAAGAAAGAAGCAGTATTCTCTCTATTAAAGAGAACTACTAGTCCTCAAACAATCTATAAGAAACAAAAGTTAGATAGAGATGATATTATAGATATCACTGATTTCGATGTAGTTGCTTGGATGAAAGTCGAGATGAGAGGTAAACTAGAAGAGGAAATAGCAAGAGCTATGCTTATTGGAGACGGTAGAAGTGCGTCTAGCGATGATAAAATTAAAGAAGATAATATCAGACCAATATATAACGATGCTGATTTATATACTATCAAAGCTGCTTTAGGAACTTATACAGCTGGTAACCAAGCTAAAGAGTTTATCAAAACTATTAGAAAAGCAATGTCTGAGTATGAAGGTACTGGAGTTCCATCTTTATATGTTCACCCAGACTTATTAGCTGATATGTTATTAATCGAAGACGCTAACGGTAGATTCATTTACGAAAATGTTGACATCTTAGCTAAGACATTAAGAGTTAAAGAAATAGTTTCAGTGCCAGTTATGAAAGGATTAGTTAGAACTACTACAGATTTAAAAACACACAATGTATTAGGTATAGTGGTTAATCCTGTTGATTATACTGTTGGTGCTGACAAAGGTGGTAACGTTGCCTTATTCGAAGGCTTCGATATTGATTACAACCAACATAAATACTTAATTGAAACTAGATGCTCTGGTTCACTATTAAGACCTAAGAGCGCTATTACAATTGAACACGTAGTTTAATAATTCAAAATGGAGGGTTTCGACTCTCCTTAAATAATTTAGGAGGTATTTATCATGGAAAATAAATTTAAAAGGGATGAATTAGAAGCGGTTGTATTCGGCGATTTTAAAAAAAATGGTAGCTTAAGAGAATCTTTCTTACAACATGCTGCTGATTATGGTATAAAAGAAATCGAACAATTATTCCCAGAATTTAAAGCGGTTAATAGTAAACCAACATTCCTTACTAATAAAGTGGAGTGGGTTAATGATGTATTGGGTAAAGTTAATAAACTTCCTTTTGCTAGAGTTAAATTACTATTTGCTGACATTACTGAAGAGTCAATAAGAGCCAAAGGATACGTTAAAGGTACTCTTAAAACTGAGGATGTATTCGCGTTATTAAAGAGAGAAACTGAACCGTACACTATATATAAAAAGGGTAAATTAGATAGGGACGATATATTAGATATCACCGACTTCGAAGTATTATCATTTGTAAAGGAAACTTTAAGAATGAAATTAGATGAAGAGATTGCTAGAGCTATTATGTTAGGTGACGGTAGAACCTCAGAAGATGCTTATAAAATTGATGAAACTTGTATAAGACCAATATACAACGATGAGGATTTTTATACTATAAAAGTAGAAGTTCCGAATGAAACTGGTAATTTATATAAGAATTTTATAGACTCGGTTATAAAAGAAAGAAAGAATTATCGTGGTAGCGGAAATTTAACTATGTATGCTCCTGAAGATTTAGTATCAGAATTATTAGTTCTAGAAGATACTAACGGTAGAAAACTATACAAGAGTCTTGATGAACTTAAATCTGTATTAAGAGTTTCTAATATAGTTACTATAAATGAAATGGTTGACTTAGTTAGAAAAACTGAGGATTCAAAAACTCATAAAGTAATGGCAATATTTGTAAATTTAAAAGATTATAGTGTTGGTACTAACAAAGGTGGTCAAGTGACAATGTTCGATGATTTCGACATAGATTACAACCAACAAAAATTCCTAATCGAAACTAGATGTTCTGGATCTTTAACAGTTCCTTATTCAGCGATGGTGTTTGAAAATGTAGTTACCCCAATAGCTACGAGTTTAGACAATGAATATGTTGATGACGGCGAAGACATGGATTTAGAATAATTCAAAATGGCTAGATACCATGGGTATGTTGGATATGCTATAGACGTCGAAGCATATCCGGGTGTTTGGGAATCCACGATTACTGAACGAGAATACTATGGAGACGTCATTAAGAACAAAACCAATATCCAACAAACAACATCCGTCAATCCGACTATAAGTATAAGTAACAGTATTAGTATTTTAGCAGATGCATTTATATATGATAACTGTAGTTATATAAAATATGCAACTTATATGGGTAAAAAATGGTATGTCACGGCGATTGAAATAGAGACTCCTAGAATAACTTTAACTTTAGGAGGATTATATAATGAACAATAGAATAGCGTTACAAAAATACTTACAAACACTAACACCTAATGTTTACTTTCAACCACCTAGTAATACTACTATAAAATATCCGGCTATAGTATATACCCGCAGTAAAATAATAAAAACTAAAGCTGATAATACTTGCTATAAAAAAGATTACTATTACAATCTAACAGTGATTGATAAAAACCCGGACAGTATAATAGCTGACCGTTTATTAAAATTAGACGAGTGTGAATTCGACAGACAGTTTGTTTCTGATGGAATTTCTCACATCGCAATAAATATGTATTATTAAGGAGGATTAATATGTCAAAATTAATTTGGGACCAAGAAGGTCAAAAAACTTATGAAACAGGTGTCAGTAATGGAGTTCTTTATCCAATGCTTAACGGCTCATACGGCACAGGTGTTGCTTGGAATGGGCTTATAAATGTAAGCGAATCTCCATCAGGTGCTGAACCAACCAATCTTTATGCAGATAACGTTAAGTATTTATCATTAACTTCTGCTGAAGACTTCGCATGCTCAATCGAAGCATATACTTATCCAGATGAATTTGCTGCTTGTGATGGAAGTGCTGAGATTGCTACGGGTGTTGCTATTGGACAACAAACTAGAACTAAGTTCGGCTTAGTGTATAAAACTATTATAGGTAATGATACTAAAGGTAATAAACATGGTTACAAAATTCACGTAGTTTACGGTTGTCAAGCGGCTCCTAGTGAAAAAACATACTCTACAGTGAATGACTCACCTGAAGCTATCACATTCTCTTGGGAAGTATCTACTACTCCTGTTGAAATAGAAGGTCATGAACCATCAGCTATTTTAACAATAAACTCAACTAAGTTAGATGCTGCTAAGTTAGCTACGATAGAAGCTAAACTATTTGGTAGTGCTGAAGCTGAAGCAGCTATACTAAGTCCAGGTGAAATAATAGCTTTAATCGCATAGAAGTCAAAATGATATAAGGGTCGTTTATTCGGCCCTATTCCAAACTTGAAATATTCTTAAGTTTGATTATGAAAAGGAGTTGATACAATGTCTCATGAATGTAGTAACAATAGAACTATTAAATTATGAAGGAGTGTGGTCAACTATCTCCCGTATACTTATGGGTTAATGAAGTAATAAAATAATAATGAATGAGGAGAGACAAATATGGTAAAGAAAACTATCAAATACGTAGACTTTAATGGAAATGAAAATGAGGAGACATTATACTTTAACTTATCTAAGTCTGAACTTACAATGATTGAATTAGGTAAGAAAGACGGTATGTCAAACTTTATAAAGGAGGCTGTTGAATCTGGTGACAATGCAGCTATAGTAAGAACGTTTGCTGATATTATAATTCAAGCTTATGGTGAAAAATCTGAGGACGGTAAAAGATTTATTAAGAATGAACGTATGAAAGAGGACTTTAAGAACTCAGCCGCTTACGATGCTCTATTTATGGAAATCGTAACAGAGCCTGAATCAGCTAATAATTTCATACAATCATTAATAAATTAATTCATGTTAGTTATAGATACAGCGTCAACTGAATACTACGACCGTGTGTCTGAAACCTTTGTTGAAATTCCGGGAGTGCGTCTACGATTAGAACACTCCTTAATTGCAATGTCGAAATGGGAATCAAAATGGCTTAAACCTTTCATAGGTAGAAAAGAACCAACTGCCGAAGAACTATATTCGTATATTGAATGTATGGTTATTAATGAGGATGTGATAAATCCATTTACAATAAGAACGTTATCCAGAACTCAATTAAACCAAATAGCAGATTATATAAATTCTCCCATGACAGCGACAACAATTAACAATTCTAAAAACAAAAGTAGTAGAGAAGTGGTGACGTCTGAACTAATATATTATTGGATGATTTCGTTTAATGTGCCATTTGAATGTGAGCGTTGGCACTTAAATAGGTTATTAACGCTTATAAATGTCTGTGGTGCTAAAAATGAAACCCCAAAGAAACAATCACCAAAAGAAATAATGGCTAGAAATAGAGAATTAAATGCAGCAAGGCGTAAAGCTATGCAATCATCAGGTTAAAAATAATTATGATTAGAATAAAATGTACTGGGGACTTTAAAAACACAACTAAGTTTTTAGAAAGAGCCAAAAAGATGTCTATAACTGATATATTAAATCGATACGGTAAACAAGGGGTTAATGCCTTAGCCGCAGCGACCCCTCAAGATACCGGTGAAACAGCTAGTAGTTGGGGTTATGAAATATCAGCCGGCACAACCCGTTCAACAATTACTTGGACGAATGGCGCTACTAGTGGCGGAACTCCAATAGTAATTTTTATACAATATGGTCATGGCACTAGAAACGGAGGTTATGTGTCCGGAGTAGATTTTATTAATCCAGCTATAAAAGGTGTCATGGACCAAATGGTAGACTCTATATGGAAGGAGGTTACTAAAGTATGAGTAGTATAGATAATAGAATAGTCAAAATGCAGATGGATAATGCTCAATTCACCAATGCAGCTAGTTCAACAATGAATGTTCTGAAGAAATTAACAGAGAGTTTGAAATTCTCAGAGGGTACTAAAGGTTTTGATGCTATATCTAAAGCCGCTGGTAATGTTAATATGGGTGCGTTATCTAAAGGAGTCGAAGAAGTACATAGCAAATTCTCAATGTTAGAAGTTGCTGCTGTAACGGCTCTTGTTAATATAACTAATAAAGCAGTAGACGCTGGTTTGAAATTAGCAAAATCATTAACTATAGAACCTATAATGGATGGATATCGAGAATATGAAACTAAGATGAACTCCATTCAAACAATACTTACTAATACCGCATCTAAAGGAACCACATTAGATGACGTCAATGTTGCTTTAGCAGAACTTAACGAGTACTCTGATAAAACAATTTATAATTTCGCTCAAATGACTGATAATATAGGTAAAGCAACTGCTGCTGGTGTTGGTCTAGGCGACTCTGTAACTTTTGTAAAAGGGCTTGCTAATGTTGCAGCTGGTTTTGGTGTAGACGCAACTGCAATGGCTGGGGCCACTCAACAAATGACTCAAGCGTTGGCCAGTGGAACAGTTAGATTGCAAGACTGGATGTCAATGGAAAATAGAGGTATGGGAGGTGAAATGCTTCAACAAGCCTTGCTACAAACAGCCGCTGATATGGGAGTATATGTTGACACTAGTGAAGGATTCAGATACTCATTGGCTCAAAACTGGTTGTCTAGTGATATATTCATAAAGACAATGGAGAAAATGGCCAATGACGAAAGTTTAGTTAATGCCGCAACTAAAGTAAAAACATTCTCTCAATTAATAGATACTATGAAAGAAACAGTTGGTTCTGGATGGGCTGTTACATGGGAAAATATAATAGGTAACAAAGAAGAATCTACCGAATTATTAACTTCAATAAGTGAAGGGTTTGGTAATATAATGGGACCTATGGCCGACTACAGAAATGAATCACTTGCTACTTGGAAAGCCGAAGGTGGTAGAACTGCTGTGCTAAACGGTCTTAAAAATATTATGGAAAGCATTGGCAATTTACTAGGACCGATATATAACGCTTTTAAAAAGATTATAGACCCATGGAATTCTGATAGATTAATATCGTTATCTAAAGGATTTGAATCAATAACTGAAAAATTAAAAATCACTGATAAAACTGGTGAATTAATTGGTAAAACATTCGAAGGAGTGTTTTCAATATTTAAATTAGTAGGGGTTATACTACAACCTAGATCGTGACTGGGAAAC